ACCTTGCTGCGCCAATACGTTCATACCCGGCTGATTAGTGACCATCGCGTTCGGCGCGCGGTATTCCGGTTCGACCGCGATGGCTGGCTCGCCCGGTCTACCTGTCGGAGTCACAATCGTCTCGCCGGCTTTTACGCCGGAGATAGGTTTGCGGGCTTGCAAGATTTCTTCCGGCGTTGACAAAAACGCTTCAATGTCCTGCATAGACGGCTGCGCGCCGAGACGTTTACGCGCGCTCTCAGGAAGATCTGGATAAACCTGCGCGTACCGTGCTGCAAAAGTCTCTGGGTCGCGCGCCATAAACGCCGGAGCGACAAGGCGTTGTGCAGCCTTAATGTCTTCTTCCGTGGCTTTACCTACTTTTTCGCGTGCTTCCGCTTTTACGCCGGGATACTTAGCTGCTTCACCCGCAAGTTCATATTTAGCTTTTCCAACGGCGTAAAGCTGCAATTCTTTAGCCCGCGCTTCGCCGCCATAAATAGCCGTTTCACGCGCTTTTTCAGCCTGAAACCCGGCATAAGGCGTCACATATTGCCGGAAATAACCCGGATTGACACGAGCAATTTCAGACAATCCTTGGCGTGTAAGCGGGTCAAATCCTTGACGGCCAAACAAACCAGCAAGCGCCTGTTCTTGCTGCATTTCTCTTTGCGCTTGCGCAATCTGAATTTCAGCAAGCGCGTTCTGGCGCTGGCGGTAATCCATCGACTGAAGCTGCGCCATCATGTTCACGGGGTCGTAACCCCCACCGCCGCCATACTGCGGGATCTGAGCGGCTATGTCATATCGAACGGGCATAATTATCGTCCAAAGATAGAGTTAAGAACGCCACCGCTTTGATAAACGCTTGGTAAGTCCCCCATTCCGGCATATTGCGTGCCTTGCGGCTGCATACGGTTCAGAATACTATACGTCATATAGTTCTGAGGTATAGTATTAAGTGCTTGGCCTAGCGCACCAGCGCCGCCCATATAGCTGGACGCCCGCGCCTGACCGACGTTCTCCATAGCCGTGCCGTAAGGATTAGCCGAAGTAAGCGCCGCCATCGTCGGGATAGCGCCCGTGTAAGCCCCAGCCGTCGTGGCTCCGGCGTTCGACGCCGTAGAAGCGAGATTGCCGCCCGCCCCGAAGCGCTGGCCCATAAGGTTCGTGCCGACTTGACCCGCAAGCCCCGTCGCTGTGCCGGCTGCGCCAGCACCTGTGCCAGCCAGATTTTGCAGCCCCTGCGTCGCCGCAGCGCGGTTAGCCATAAAGCGGTTATATGCGCTCTGGTATTCCTGACTGGCCATATCCTGACCAAACCGCTGGCCAGCTTTCAGCGCCGCGCCAGATCCGCGCAGACCGGACGAACCTAACGTCGACTCCATCGCGCGCTGGCCTTGCTGCATTCTAAACGCATAGCCAGGATCCATTTGAAGTTCTTCAAATGTCGGCTGACGCGTATATTCGCCGCCTTGACCGAACAATGCCGCGAGCTGATTTGTCGCGCCAGCACCGGCCTTCATATATGGCTCTTGGAACCCAACGCCTTGACCGTAGAACTCACGCCCAGCCGCTTCACCTAGAGCCGCTTGGCCAAGCAAATCCTCACGCCCACGGCCATAATACTCACGGGCCGCGCCTGCGCCCTTTTCAGCCATCTCTTTGGCTTGCTGCTGCGCTTGCTGCTGCGCGATCAGGCCAAATAGACCCGATGTCTGCGCTGCCTGCTGCTGCGCGCGACCGGCTTGCTGCGAACCAAGATAGCCAAGACCGCCTGAAACTAGGCTGGTCCCGCCAAGTAATGCCATTGTGATCGGGTCCATTTTATATCCCTAAGTTTTGACGGTTATTCCATAACTATAAGGCAGAACGAATTGTCGACGTTTGATCCTGAATCGGAAAATACTTCTACAGTACAGCTAGACGACGACCGGCTAAGAATATCGCAGAAGACATTTTTCGTTCCGGTAGGCGTGGCGACTGCCGCGTAGCTCGACGAAGGCATGTTAGTGGTAAAGTTTACCTGATAAAGCCCGGTTCCGCCTTTAGATACGCTGCTGACGTTTCCGCTTGCGCTTATGCCCGCACCAGACGTTATCGACGCCCATGCTCTAGCGCCATAAACAGGCGCTGATCCTGACTGCGCGCCGCTTAATTTAGCGGCCGTAACCGCTGCGTCGGCGAGCCTAGAGGTTGTAACATTTGACACCAAGATTTTATTTGTTGTTACCGAATCGGACGCTAACTGCGTCGCGGTAATACCGCCCGATGTTACAGACACAGTCACGCCAGATGATAATGTGCCGCTGGTCGTGATGGACGTGCCGGCGGTTATAGTAGCCGATCCAGAGGCTTTAGTGTCTGCATACGCCTTGGTGGCGGCCTGCAAATTTGTCGTAGGCGATCCCGGGAGCACCACAGGCACTGTCGTTGTTATGTCGGCGTCATTAGCAGTCAGAATCGTGCCGCCATTCGTTTTAACGACAAAGTTGCGGTCGTCTTTAACGTCAATCGTTGAGTTGGTCGCGTCTGCCGATATAATCGTGCGCGCTGTGCCGCTGGCCGAAAACTGAATTTTTCCGCTATTATCAATATCAAGCGCTTCAGCCGGTGCGAGAGTCCCGATACCAACATATCTAGCGCTAGTAATAACGACTGGGTTAGTATCGCCAGTGCTGTCTTGAGCACGAAAGATATAGCCACCGCCTTCCTGAGTAATGCTGAACGCCGCACCCACAGTGTCACTAGACACAACGACGTTGCCGGACAAAATCGGTGAAAGAGCGGTCGTAGGGGCTGAAATATTATCGACAGTCCATATCTCAACGTCATTGGAATCAGATAACGTAAATTTATACGTGGCCTCACCAAGCCACACATTCGCTTCGCCGCGCGAATCCAAAATGACTGGATTGCTATTAGCCGTCGCGCCGGTCGAGTCCGTATAAGTAGCCTGCGGCGTTGTTGTGCCGGCGGCGTAAGTATAGAGCTTACCGCCCGCCAGCGGAGCGCCAGCGGCGTCAATGAACTGCGTTTTAGCTGTGGGAGTTACGACGGCCATTTAGACACCTACACAACTTGTTACGGTCAAGATGACCGAAGGAATAGCCGGAATCGGGCTAGACGCGGCTACATACGGAATTTGAATATTTGTACTGTTAACTGAGTAAATCAGTTCAAAATAATCGCCTGTCTGAAGGTTTAGCACGAAATTCCAAGCTGCGACAGTGGCCGCATTCGACCCGCCGCCCATCGTGATTTGCGTAGCTGAATCATCTACGTTGACGCCGTTAACGCGAGGCCAAATAAAAATGTTATGTGTGCCCCCCGATGTTTGTTTAAGCTGCGCCGAAAACTGAAAATTATAAGTTGCTGTATTATCTACATAAACACGCGACGTTGGCGACCCTATGTAAACGCCATATGTCACATCAGAACCGTCCGCGCGAGTGTAAGTGTTGTTAAAAGTTATGGCGTAAGCCGTTCCAGTAGCAGCCGGCGTGAACGTCGTCGTGCTGTAAAATGAACCGTATCGCCGGCCGGCCTCAACAGCCATATACATATTATAGAACCAGCGATACCATTCCCGCGACACAAAGTTTGTTACAGTGTCCCAGATAGACACCCGCGCTGCCGGGATTTGAGTATTGTTAGCGTAATCAGGCATTTGTCTGATCCGCTATAAGCTCCGCGCCCATAATCGCTATCTTAACCGGATCAGTGCCGGACACCTCATACACGCGATCACGCAATTTCAGCGTCATGCCGAGACGCCGCCAGATCGTGCGGTAGCCGGTCTGGCCGATCTGGCCCATAGACTTCCAATGTTCATTTGACCAAGTATGGCCGCCATCGTCCGACCAGCGCAACATGACCTGAGAGCCCGCACCGACCGTTATGGAGTAGTCTTGATAGTTGCGAATGCGAAGAGCGCTACCAGCACGGTCAAGAATAAACTGATTTTGTCGGTCGTAGATATATGTAATCGCATTGTATTCGGCCTGCGTATAGCCTTCAAGACCGACACCGGCTTCACAGTCAAGTTGAAGGCTGTGCTGTGTTGTGCGCTTGAGATTGTTCTGGCCAGTCGGAAGCGCCCGCCAAGACCGCAACCATTTTTGAGTTGATCCGGCCTCTGTGTAAACAGTCGGATCATAGGCGTAGATGCCGCCGCCGACATAATCGCCGATGACGATTTCATTGTTAAAATTCATCTGGCAGTTGCCGCGATGACGCGTGAACTGGTTATTGTCCCAGCCGGCGCGCTCATGCCAAGCGCCGGTCGCAACGTCATAAACCCATGTCGTGTTAGCGGTCGGGAAGTTCAGCACATAAAAACTGTGGCCGTCTTGTTG